GGACATTGCCCCACTCATCGAAGCTGACCGCCGCGTCGGACGCCGCCTCGTCGGCGTCGCGGATGTCGGGGGCCATCTCGCCGATGCACGTCCCGAACTCGTCGTAGATCGGGACGGCCGTCTGAATGGTGCCGGTGGTGCCCTCGATGGCGTTCCCGAACTCGTCGTATGCCTGTTCGGCAACGGCGATGCTCTCGGCGGACTCCTCGATCACAGTGCCGAACGAGTCGTACTTGAGGGACGCATCGGCCGCGATGATCGCCGCCTCGGTCTGTTCGTCCGCGTACCGGACGACCGCGCCGGTGGTGATGTCGTACTGCTCCTCGACCCCCTCCAGCGCGGCCGTCGTGTCGTAGGTGCCGCCGAGGAACTTCACCCACGCATCCGCCGCAGCGTCGACCGCCGGGCCGAGCAGGGCGCAGGTACCGACCAGGGCCACGAGCGGCACGGCGATCGCCGCCGCCGCGGTGGCAAACGTGGTCAGCCCGGCCGACGTCAGGCCGACCGAGGTCGTGAGCGAGCCGAGGGCCGGCACGAGTCCGCCCGCACCCGTGATGCCCGTCACAACCTTCCCGAGTGACGGGAAGAGCTTGACCATCATCTCGTTGTCGAGGAGGGACGCGGCCGATCCGGCGATCGTCATGGCCGGACCGATGGCGAGACATGCCGTTGCCACGCCCTCGAACGGCGCGAGCATGTCGCCCGCATACTGGCCGAGTTTGTCGAGCTCGAACCCGAGTTTGTCGACCGTGCCGAACGCCGAGTTCTGCGCGTCCGCGAACTCCTGCGCGGCCCCGGCCGAGTTGGCGAGCTTGGTGTTATACGTCCCGAGCTCCGTGTTGGTGATGCCGAGCGACCGATAGAGCGCGGCCGAGCTCCCGCCCGACTCGTCGATCGCCTCGTTGAGCTCGCGGATCGCCGTCCGCCCGGTGATGCCCTTCTTCGCGAGGGCCATCAGGATCGCCTCGACGTCCTGCAACCCGAGTCCCATCTCGCCGAGTTCCGGACCGACGCGCTCCATCATCCGCGTGAAGTCGTCGAGGTCGACGTTGGCCGTGCGGAAGGTCGTCGCGAGCCCGTCCACGTACTGCGGCGCGTCCTCGAGCTCGATGTTCAGCGCGGCGAACGCCGGAACCATCGCGTCCGTCAGGGTGTCCGCGTTGACGCCGATGCCGTCGGCCAGCGTGTCGAACGCCGACGCCGTCTGCCCCATCGACTCGACATTATCCATCCCCGACCGTGCGAGGATGTCGAGCGTGGCGGAGACCTCCGCGATCGGGCTGTCGACGGACTGGAGGGAGCGCGCGAGTTCCTTGACGGCCTCGGCCGGCACGCCCATCGAAAGGGCAGTCGTGCGGAACGAGGCATCCATCTCGCGGTTCCGGTCGATCAGGAGCGTTGCCGCGCCGCCGACGGCCGTGATACCGGCGCCGATGGCCATCGCCGACTGCCCGATCTTCGCGGCGGCGGCGCCGACGGTGGTCGACGCCTTATCCTCCGCAATGATACTGAAAACGAGTTCGCCTAGATTGACCATCTATCCGCCTCCCGAGACGTACCACTCGGTCCAAAAGAGCTGCACATCCTCCGGTAGCGCGGCCCACTCGGCCGGGTCGCGGAAGCCCATCCGGTCGAGGAACGCGCCATAATTGTGTCCCGCCTTACTCCTCGCGAAAGGCGGCGATCCGCCTCAGCCGGGCCAGCTCCTCCCGCCGCATCGCCCGGTAGCCGAGGATGATCTCTTCGGCGTCGATGTCGCTGACGCTCTGCGGGTTCTCGTTGAGCCACGCGGTGACCTGCTCCGGCGTCATGTCCTCCATGTACAGGACGTGCCCGATCAGGGCGTGGGACGCCGCGATGACGCCCGGCAGGTCGCCGGCCGCGTACCGCTCGGCGATCTCGTTCTCGAGCCGGCCGCACTCGGCGAACGCCGTGCGTGAGAGTCGGTTGTAGATCTTGACGACATCGCCGCCGGGCAGATCGATCTCCTTCGTCGCCGTGTGGGCCCGCCGCTCGAGGATGGCGATCGCGTCGTTCGCGTCGCGCTGCCGCCCGGTGTCGATGGCCTTGAACTTTTCGAGAGCCGCCGCGTGGGCGGGCGAGTCGATGCCCGCCTTCTTCGCTGCCATCAGGATACCGCGACGGTCATCTTCTCGGGGTCGTGCATCTGGACGTCAGTGTCGACCTCGATCACCTCGTCGCCGCTCGTCCAGGCGATCCCGCCACGGGTGAACCAACATTCGGGCTGGGTGATCGTGATCGTGTGGGTGACGCCTGAGACGACCTTCGAGATCTCGCCGACGAGCGTGAACAGCTTGGGGTCGCCCATCGTCGCCGTGGATGTTGCCGCGACGCCGGCGAGCGCGATCTTCCCGGCCCCGGTCGAGACGACGCCCTGGTTGAGGAACCCGTAGACCTTCGAGAAGATCTTGGTCGTGTCGACCGAGGCGCCGACCAGGAGGGTCGTCGGGAAGTAGAGGTCGTCGTTCATCGGGTCGCCGTTCTCGTCCTCGCCGAAGATCGTGACGTACCCGGCGGTCGTGACGGCGGCCACGCTCAGGGTTGCCCGGATCGCGGACGGCGTGGTCATGGTCTTCGCTGCCGCTGTCCACGCGTTCGCCGCGCCGAAGACGACCGCCGCGCTGACGACGTCTGCCGTGCCGGTCACGGGCGTGTCGGTCAGCGAATAGATCAGCGTCTTCGGGACGTCCGTCCGGGCGAGGGCCTTCTTGATCGTCGTCTTGACCGTTTTCGATCCGGGGATGTACACTGATGAGCGCTTGTTGCCGCGCTTGTGCTCGACGGTCGCGGTCTCCCACGAGATATCGTACTGGACGTCGAGAATTTCGGTGCCGTCGATCTTGACGATGCCGTTGACTCCTGTGTACTCCTCGAACTCTCCAACTGTGGTTGCGTCTGTCATGGTGAATCAGTCCTGTAGTGAATAGGCGAGGGCGTACCGCAGCGCGACGTGATGTCGGCCCGTGTCCGCCTCGAATTGTTCGGATCGCGATACCCGCCCCTCCACGCGCACCCCCGCGAGTGTGGCGACGAAGAGCGCCCGGTCGACGAGGTCTGCGAGCGTGTCGACCTGTGCCGCCGTGCCGTCGTCGAAGACGTCGACCTGGAGGATCTGGCGACAGTCCCGGTGCCGCGCGGACAGGTAGCCCGGCCGGCAGGCGGACGTCTCGGTGTTTGTCGTGAGGTAGACGCCGGGGATCTGCGCGACGGCCTCGCGGCTGCGCGGGTAGATGAACGACCCGCCGAGGGCCGTGGTGAGCGCCGTGTTGGCCTTGAGCGCCGTGATGATCGCGGCGGTTATGGCGACGACCATTAGACGGCCTCCAAGCCTTCGGAGAGGTGCGCCGCGAGGATCTTCTGTGTCGCGTCCCGTTCGGACACGATGGCGTCCAAAATGAACGGCCGGCCGGCCCGGCGGGATGTGCCCTCGTGCACGGCCTCGGCGTACTCCGTCGGGGAGCAGACGAAGCCCTGCACCTGCGTGCCGTGGATCTCCGTCTGGTGGTAGATCTCGGCCCGCAGCAGCCCGGTGTCGAACGGGGCTTTGGAATACGGCGACGAGCCGGGCGAACAGTTGAGTTTGGCTTTGGCTTCGATGTTCAGCGCCGCGAGGTCCATGCCCTTTTCGACGGACGGGATGATCCGCTTCGCCGCTTTGTCGAGCCGGGCCTTCAACTGCTCCGGCGTCATCCGGGCCATCAGATGATCCCCCCGGTGAGGATCGACGAGAGGTCGAGCCCGCGCCCGGCGGCGACGAGCACCAGGACGATCGCCATGATGCGGAGCGACCAGACGAGCGCCTGCCGGGCGTCGCCGTAAAACGCCTTGCTGTCCTTCTGCATGTCGCCGAGCTGCACCCGGATCTCAGAAACGTCGCGCTTGACGTCGCCCATGTCGCGCTCGAGCGTGCCGAACCGCTGCTCGACGAGCTGGTGCCGCATGGTACATTCTCGGTGCGTCACGGGCAGGCTCTCGTCAGTCACGCCGGCACCTCGCGCAGTGCTACCTCGTAGTGGTGGATCGCGCCGGGCCCGTTCGTCCGCACGCGGATCGCGTCAACGGCATATGTGCCGGTATAGCCGGCCTGCGTGGTCACAACCCGGTACTCGCCGCCGGCCGTCGGGAAGGTCGACGCGCCGATCTCCAGCACGGGGATCGACGAGTAGATGCCCTTTGTGATGTCGCCGGCGTACTCGTCCGACCAGCAGTCGGTGTCATCCGTTGCCGGGGCCACGCCGATCCCGAGGGTCGTGTCCGCGCCGCTGTTGACGCCGAACGAGCACCGGAACCCGCCACCGACGGGCGTGCACTGCGGGTCGGTCGCGTCGGCCGAATGTGCGCCGACCGTGCCGGCGACGATGTCGAAGTACGCCCACGCGGTGACGGTCTCCCCGAGCGCGTGGAGACACGCATAGGTCCGTTCCTGTGCCGCGAGCAGGGCCGAGAGGGTGTAGTCCGTCCCGGCCGTGACCGTGATCTCCCGGTCCACGAAATGCGGGGCCGTCGCAGTGGTCTCGAGCACGAGACCGTCGGCGGCCGTCGCCTCGTAGGTTGGCCAGAGCGAGAGTGCGAGGTCGTCGCCGAGCAGCGCGACGGCCGGCGGCGGGAGCATGAGCGAGAGCGCGTCCTTCAGCACCGTGCCCGACACATCCCGGCCGAATTGCTCGCCCGGAGACGAGTAGTAGAACCGGCACGCGATCGGGGCCGTGGCCGTGTACCATTCGGGGGCCGTCTCGCCGTATGCGTCGGCCGTGCCGGCGGTGGCCGTCTGGATCGTGCAGACGTGCGGCAGTCTCATCGGCCGGTCACCTTCACGATGTGGTACTTCGAGACGGACGCCGACGCGGCCGACGCTGCGGAGATGTAGCGGTCGAGG